GGATCAGACACCTATGTACCGCAAGCTGGCGACACGTTCTCTATAGACGGGGTCGAGCAGGTATACACTGTAACAGCTAACGCTACTGTAGCAGGTGGTGCTACCACACTGACTATCAACCCAGCCTTAGATACATCTCCTGCTGACAATGCTGCTATCACCTTCTTAGCTCTGTCGTTGACCGGAGGGACTAAGGCTCGGTTCCACCTATTTAACTTTGACGGTACGTTCAAGAACGTCATGGTGGACAACGTAAACAACCCTGTAGTATTCACAGCAACAACCTGTGTATCTCTACAAGGTTCACCTGATGTTACTGGTGCTTCGTTTGTAGAGGAGTTCAAGGACCATTTATTCTTCGCTAAGGATGACCTTATCGTCCATACAGCTCCGTTTGACGAGACTGACTTCACACCGGCTAATGGTGCTGGAAGCTACAGACTCCCTGATAACTGCACAGGGTTGATCACCTTTCGTGAACAACTTATAAACTTCTCACAGACTGATATTAGAAAACTACAAGGTACTAGTTCTGCTGACTTCACTCTTACCTCTATCACAAACGATATTGGGTGTGTTGAGGGAGACACAGTTAGAGAAGTTGGTGGTGATATCCTTTACCTAGCTCCTGATGGTGTTCGATTCCTTGGTGCTACTGAACGTATCGGTGACTTCAACCTGTCCTTGGCATCACGTCAAATACAGGATGAGTTCAAGAACTTTATTAGTTCTGGCTCTAGCTACAACACTGTCACAGTCCGCGGTAAAAACCAATACCGGATATTCAGGTACACACAAGGTGAGATAAATAACGACGCCAGGGGTTTCATTGGTGCTCAGTTCTTAGACCAGAATGCTCAGAGTATTAACTGGAGTAAGACTAAGGGTATCAACGCCTACCGTTCACACTCAGCGTACACTGATGACGAGGAGTTTGTTGTCTTCTCTAATGACGGTGAGCACCTGTACAGCATGGAGTCTGGTTCGACATTTGACGGAGAACCCATCTTATCTCTGTTCTACACACCTTTCATGGCTGTCAATGACCCAACTATCAGAAAGACTGCCTACTCGGTGGAGACCTACATAGACCCAGAGGGTGCTCTTACAGGAACACTTACACTTAAGTATGACTTTGTGCAACCTAAAAAGATTCAACCTAACAGTACAGATATAAGTGCTGGAGGTTCTTTCGCTACCTGGGGTACTATGGTCTGGGGTTCAGGTTCTTACGGTGGTCTTCCAGACACAGTCATTAGGAACAACGTAACAGGTTCGTTCTTCACAGTAAGCTTACAATATGAGTTCGATGGCGGTGAGCCTTTCGTACTAGACACAGCACTCCTAGAGTACTCAACAGAGGATAGAAAATAATGGGCCAAGGGTACATTAGAAACGATACAGCTAACAACATCGCTGACGGTAACGTAGCGGATGCTGCGGATATTGACGGTGAATTTGATGCTATTGTTGCAGCTTTTGAGGAAGCTACAGGGCACACACATGATGGTACCGCTGCTGAAGGTGGAGCTATCACAGTGGTTGGTCCTGCTCAGGACTACGTAGGTGCTGCTTCTGACTTCTCACCGAAGGCAGACTCTCTGTACGACCTAGGTAAGACCGCTGTACGTTGGGCCACAGGTTATATCGACGATCTGGACATCACTACTAACATTACTGTTGGTGGCACTGTGGACGGACGGGACGTAGCTACTGATGGCACTAAGCTAGATACAGTGGAAACTAACGCAGACGTAACAGACACAGCAAATGTAACTGCTGCAGGTGCCTTGATGGACAGTGAGCTTACATCCATTGCTTCTGTTAAAGCACTAAACCAAGGTGTCGCCACAACTGATACACCTACATTTGCCGGTGTTGTAACCTCAGGTAATGTTGATGGTCGTGACGTATCTGTGGACGGTGCTAAGCTGGACACCATCGAGGCTAATGCTGATGTAACAGACACAGCTAACGTTACCGCTGCTGGTGCCCTCATGGACTCAGAGGTAGATGCAGACATCAAGACTCTTTCCCTCCCAGCCAACACGACTATCAGTACCTACGGTGCTTCTCTTGTAGATGACACCACTGCTGCCGCTGCGCTCACTACCTTAGGGTTAACTGCAACGGCTGCAGAGTTGAACTTTACAGACGGCGTTACTTCAAGCATCCAGACACAGATTGATCTAAAGGCACCTCTTGCCTCCCCTGCCCTGACAGGCACACCAACAGCGCCAACAGCAACGGCGGGTACAAACACGACACAGGTTGCTACAACTGCTTTTGTTCAGACAGAGGTATCGACTGCTGGTGGCATGGTGTTTATCGAAAGTCAAGACGCAAGCTCAAGCACAACGCTGGACTTCACAGGTTTCGATAGTTCGCTCTATGACAGCTACGTCTTTGAGTTTGGTAATATAATCCCCGCAACAAACCGCGTTTCTTTTAGGTGTCGAACAAGCACGGACGGCGGGGCAACCTATGATGCAACTTCAGGCGATTACAGAGATGTTCGCAGACAGTCGACTGCTGGCGGGTCTTCAGGCTTAACTTCAAGCCTTACAGGTACAGGTATGGAAATTTGTGATGATTTAGGTACTGTGGCGGGCGAGGATGGTTTCTGTGGAACCTTGAATTTGCACATGCCTCACCTAGCAAGAAAAACAGCACTTACTTGGCAAGGTTTTTTGTTTGATGACAGTTCTAACTATATCCATGTCATCGGCGGCGGGTCCAACATAGCCCAAGCTGACGTGGACGCAGTTCGTTTTTATATGTCTTTAGGCATCATCGACAGCGGCACAATCACAATGTACGGTCTGCGGAATAGCTGATGGATATTATCCTAGCCTTAGCCACAACACTACATCTTGGCCTTGCTGGTGATTACAACGAGGTTCACCCAAGCATCCAACTACGAGCGGACAACGGGTTAATTGCTGGTTTGTATCATAATAGTGAAGACACACTGTCAGTCTATACTGGTTACCGTGCTGAGTGGGAGAAGGTCTTTCTAGAGCTTGGTGTCGTAGCTGGTTACGAGTACGCAGACATTATACCTTACGGTCGTGTAGGGTACGACTTCACAGAGAACCTTAGTGTCTTTGCTGGTCCTGCTTTAGAAGATAGTAATAGCGAGCTAACACTTGGAGCTGTTATTGGTATAGAGCTCTCTATCAAGGTTAACTGATGATTATCGACTACAACAAAGCACTGGACGATGGTCGTTACTTGTTCCTACAGAGCGAGTGGCATAAGGACTTTGATTCGAATTGTCTCTACTCCTACCTAGTTTTACCTTGCAAGAAGAACGCTATTAGGCTATACTATAGGGACAAGAAGCCCATTGGTTTAGTTACATGGTGTTGGTTCACCCCTGAGAAAGCTAAGGACTTCGTTAACTTTGAGTATATGCCTGTAGACGCAGACTACGAGAAGAGAGAAGGCACCGAGCTATGGGGTCTAGACTTTATAACACCCTTTGGGGATGCACGTAAAGTCTTCTCTGCAATCAAACAAGAGTACAAGAATATCTACGGTGAAGAAACTCAGGTGAAATGGCGAAGAGCTAAGGACCCCTTGACAGTACATGAGAGAAAACTATGTTGAATAACATGAAATGGCAGAACTCTGGGATCACTTACTTCGGTGGTGGTGGCGGTTCTAGTGGTGGTACATCGACAGCTACATCTGGTGGCTCTCCCTTTACGTCTACCTTGGGTAATCTAGCTGGTCAAGTCTTCTCAACCTTAGCGGAGAAACAAGCTGCTGAAGCTGCAGAACAAGCCCGTTTAGACGCTGAAGCTGCTCAAGCTGCTAAAGAAACCGGTATTGTCACTGCTGGTCAGGAACAAACTGCTGCTATCACTGCTGACCCTAACGCAGCACTGACCACGGCTAACACTAACATCGCTAACTATGAAGCTCAGATAGCTAACCTCACCTCACAGGTAGGGGATAACCCAGGGCTACAGACAGAGATTGACCGTCTTGCTGCTCTTCTTCAAACAGAACAAAGTAAACAAGCAGAAGCTAATAGTCTCGCTAACGTTCAGGCTAATGATGCCCAGCGCAACCTAGTGAACAACGCCCTTACAGACCCCAGCTCTATCATTCAGCAAGCACAGGTAGCAACCACAGAGGTTACTCCTGATCAGTTGATTGATGCTGGAACAGGACAACTGTCTGCAGATGGACCTAGCGTTGAGGCTGCAACTGTAGAAGACACAGCTACGATGACTACCCCTGCAAGGGAAGCTGCTAAAACATACGATGCTGCTACCATTGACGATAAAGTACAGGACGTAACAGACGATCTACAGGCTGCCACTGCGCAAGCCTCAGATAAGGCCACAGTACGTGGTCAGTTAGCTATGTTGATGGAAGACTTCGAGGGTGGTGAGACTCCTCCTTGGGCCTCAGGACCTATGCGTCAGGCTATGCAGATGATGCAGTCCCGCGGTATGGGTGCCTCTAGCGTTGCTGGAGCTGCTGTCGTACAGGCTGCTATGGAGAGTGCTATCAGCATTGCTTCACAAGACGCCAACACCAATGCACAGTTCGAGATGAAGAACCTCGACAACCGACAGCAGACAACCATCTTTAAGACACAGCAAAGACTAGCCGGTATGTTCTCTGACCAAGCTGCACTAAACGCTTCGTCTCAGTTCAATGCCACTAGCGAGAACCAGACTAACCAGTTCTTTGCTAACCTAGAGGCTTCTGCTTCACAGTTCAACGCTAATCAGATCAACGCTATCCGTCAGTTTAACGCTGGCGAGACTAACGCTGCATCTCAGTTTAACGCTCAGATGAAGAACCAGCGGGATCAGTTCAATGCACAGAACTCTCTGGTCATTGCTCAAGCTAACGCACAGTGGAGACAGAACGTAGCTACAGAAGAGACCATGGCTCAGAACATGTCTAACATGGAGTACGTAAAGAACACTAACTCCATCACCGGTGCTGCTCTTGAACAGTTGTGGCAGCGTGAACGTGACCTTATGGACTATGCTTTCTCAGCTACCGAGAGTAACTTGGACAGAGCTAACTCAATTACATTACAACGCCTAGCTGCTTCTAGTTCAACAGAGGCAGCAAAGCTTGTAGCCAAAGCTCAGGAAGACAGCGAATGGGCTAACCTACTCTCACTAGGTGGTGAAATCCTCCTGGACAAATGGCTTTAAGGAATAGAACATGATCAAAGAAAGCATCCAACAGTTCAGGGCTAACCGTAGACAGAAAGACCGTCTAGGAACCCAAGCTAAGACCAAGGCCCGTATTAGCCTAGGGGAGCGTAGTGCTGAGCAGACTAAGTTTGATATCCGCGCTGCTGAGAGAGCTGCAAGAGAAGCAACAGCAGGTTCATCCTACGACCCAGCAGAAAAGATCAGCGGTTGGTTCGACGAGGTTGAAGCTATCCGTGCTGAACGTGGTTACAGTGTAGACAGAGAACAGTCAACCACTGGGGCCCTGGATGTAAACCCATTAGCCGACCCCCGCCCTGAAGCTCGTTATGAGACTGAGTTCCGTGGTGAAGTCGAACTACCTGAAGAGATCAAAGCTGACCCAGAGTTTACCTCCGCTGTGTCTGCTCTTGCCTCAAAGTATAACATCTCTGATCAAGAGGTGTATGCAGTTATTCAAGGTGAGAGCGGCTTTAACCCAGCAGCCCGTAACCCTAGCGGTGCTACAGGGTTGTTCCAATTCATGCCAACCACTGCTGAGGAGCTTGGGACCAGTGTAGACGCTGTGATGAACATGTCTCCTGTGGAACAGGTAGCCTTGTATGACAAATACCTAGAGCGTTGGAACTACAACGGCGACAATCGTCTTGGTATTATGCAAGCTGCCCCAGCATATGCTGGTCGTGGTCCTGAAGAAGTAATCTACGCTGAGGACTCTGCAGCTTGGGAACAAAACCCAGGGTGGCGTGAGCTAAACGACGGGCCGATTACTGTTAGAAGTATTAATAACTACTACGCTAAGAAGGCGAACACATAATGAACTTTGATGGACCGATACCAGGGCAGTCCCTGACTAAAGAACCACGGAACGCACCATGGGAACGTCCTCCTGAGACGGCGGACCCCGAGGAGGCTATTGAACGCCACATCCAACGGTTCTCCGATACAAAGGTTATGGACGCTATCCTAGATACCATCGAGATGGGTCTGCCCGTTAGTCATGTTACAGAGATGTTGCTTACAGGTGGCGTCACTAATGGTAT